TCCTTTTCGTCCTCAATGGTGCTGGATTCTGTTGCCGGACGAGAGGCAGAGCAGCAGAACAGACAGTGCCGAATTTTATTCTTATCGCCGCTGAATTCAAACAACAGGGCAAACTGCGATACTTCTGCGGTATTGGTTTCCGTGAGAACGCCCTTTTCATCCAATTTTTCACCGAGAATGTCTGTCGCAAACTCAAGCGGAACCAATGCGATTTCAAGATCGCCGGTGTAACCAGAGTTATTGTTGATCACATAGTACACACCATCGTCAGCGTAAAAATTGGATGCTTCACCTTCTGCATCGATGGAAAGGGATACTGCACCGGGAATGCGAACCGGCTTTGCAAAAGTCGGCACACCTTCTTCATCATAAGAGGTGATTTTTGCATAGTGAACTTTGTTCAGACCGAATTTTATCTTGTTTTTCTCCATTGCCATATATATACCAGCCTCCTAAAATCTAATGTCGGCATACCATTCGTCCTCGTGCAGCATCCTGCCTCGGACTAAGGCATCCATCTCATAGAGTACTTCATACAATTCTTCCGAATCAATGAATGTTTCTGTTTTTGTATAATAAATCTCGTGCTGGGAAAGCACTGACTCCACCTGTTCTTCCAATTCCGGCTGCTTTTTGTCTGTGTACAATTCAATGTCCAGTTGTTTGCAACTAAAATATGCCAAATTATCCGCTGAGAATGTATTCTCTCCAGGAGATAAGAACAGCAGAAAAGGCGGTGCAGGGCTTTCTCCCTCGGCAAAATGATGGTAGGCGAAAGGCAGTCCCATTTCCTCCATCATTTCTGCGATTTGTTCGTAGGTCATGACAAAGCCCCCTCAATCAAATGCTCCAGCAACTGTACACCGTTTTCTTCCGCAGGAGCAATATGCGGTTTCCCAGATACCCGACCGCCGCCACGCTTGGCGTGTCCCTTTTCCAAAAGGTGTGCCAGTTGATACCTGTTTTTAGAATGTACTGTCATCTCCAAAGAATGACTGTTTTCGCCAGTCTTTTTCGTTGCCCAGCTTTTTGCATATTTTCCGGTGTCCTTCGGGGCATTGGCGGAGATTTCGTTTTTCACTTGTGTAGCGGATTTCCGGACAGCCTTTTTCATGGCAGTATCTGCAAGGTCTGCATACTCCTGCAAGCCCTGCATGATTTCCTCTGCAAGATTGTCAATACTGGTCATTTTGTCCTGCCTTTCTGGCTTCTGCAGTAAGTTTCAGATAACCCTTGTGCAGATAATCCGGTGTAACACTGGTGATGTTGTATGTGACATCTCGAAACAAGATTCGGCTGCCTGTTACAGACGGCATCCAGTTTCGACTTTGCCGAATGAGGAATTCTAGTGTCTGTGTCTCTTTGGTCACACCAGCGTCCGTATGCTCTGCAGAAGATTTCAAAGTGACCTTTGCCCAGCAGGAAAAGACCTCATCCCACACAGCAGTGTGATTGCCGATTTCATCGGTAGCAACACGATTCTCCAGAAAGGTGATTCGCTGATTCAAAGTTCCGATTTCCATTACATCACACCCTCTCTCTGTGCAAACAGCATGGCACGAAGCGTTAACGTCAGCTTGGAAAAGTCTGCAGTATTGCGGTTTTCATAGAGATAAGAAACCGTGTAAAGCATCGCTGTCCGTACCACATCTTCGTTTTCTGAAAAGCGTTCCTCATCCATTCTTCCTACATCCATTACCAGCTGTTTTGCAGTTGAAATAAGGGAGAGAAGCAATGTATCATCATCTTCAAAATCAATCCGCAGATATTGCTTGACTTCCTGTAAAGTTACCACCCACTCCAACCCCTTTCTCTGATTACGCTTTCTTGATGGTAAGTGTCTTGATCGCTTCCGGAAGAATCAACTTGCCATCCAAACGCTGCGAAGCAAGAAAACCAACCTGACCTGTCATAGCAAAGAGTTCATTCAGTCTCTTGAAGGAACGTCCCTGTCTGTCAGCCACCCAATAATAACTAAAGTCGCCGAATGCCATGCACTTGTTGCCAGCCTTGATTTCCGGCACATAGCTGGATGTCTTGTAAGGGCGATTGAGAATGGTATCCGGTACACCTGCCTGCACAGACGGATTCCAGATATAGTTACCTGTGTTGTCCTTTAACTTGCGAAGTGCCTTCACTGTGGAATCATTGAGCACCCACACTGCCTTTTTACGATACGGACTTCTCAGAGAATAGAAGAGTTCCATGACATCATCAAATGTAATGCTTGTACCTGTGGTGGAAGTGCCGTCTTCTGCACCGCCTGTTGCGTTGAAAATGCCGGTCGGTTTTCCCTTGCCGTCACCAACAAAGAATGCTTCTTCTTCCTTAGAACCGATTCTTCTTGCAAACTCCTTTGCAATGTATGACGGCAAATCAAATACAGAATCGTTAAGGAGTTCTTCGGAGATCTTGATCGCTGTTCCAAGCTTATATGCGGAAAGCGATGCCTGTCCGAACGTATCATCAGAGAGAGAATACTGCTGTTCCTCGTCCATCCAGACAGCCTCACCCTTGGAAGTCACAATCGGAATCTTGCGGTCGCCGTTGGAAGTTTTGATAACGGTTGCCATCTGACGGAAAATGCTCTCTTCCTCCAACGCTTCCACCAGTTTTCGTTCGTGAGGTAGCAGTGTGCCGCCTTATCATCTTTCGATGACAGGTTTGCACAAAGCCCCTCCCAAACCGTGCTTACACCTCTCGATGTACACGGCTTTCCATTCATTATTGACATGTCATTTATTTTGTTCCCTGTGAATCTTTTTGAAGCATTTCGGGCAAACAATCAACGTTTTACGTCTCATGTGAAGCATTTTCTTGCCCCATTCCGTAGTGCTTTTCAGATTCTTCATTTTACCTGCATGATAAATACAGCAGGAATCACTATTATCACCACACAGCTCACATACCCCTGCGCTTAACCGCACATATTGTGACAGCTTTTTCGGGTCAAAGGATTTGTATTGCCATGGGTCTTTATCGGACATCAACTTACCGGCTTTGCAGTCAGCTAATGAGACAAGCTTTGCATATTTGATACCGCCTTTAACTTCATGGGGAATAGCCCATTTGCCATCATGACGATATTTTTGGATGATTTTTCTCGTTGTGCTGTTGCTTTTGCTTGCAAGCGTCTTTAGACAGCTATATTCCATAAGATAACGGAAATAATTCAGCTTATCATAATTCGCTGCTAAGCAGTAATAATTGCAAATGCCACGGATTTGTGCATTATACCTGTTCACAATATCCACTTCCGAAAGATGTCTTAATCTTGGAACGCAAACCGCCCAGATTTCTCCGTTTGGTTTTTGTTCTATGATGTCGTTTTTGAACAGGAACTGCATGATCTTATCTTCGAGAGGTACAGTTAATTCTACAGAGTTATTCAGCGTTCTTTGTTTAACACCGTTTGCCTTTTTCTTTATCTTCTGGCTTCGGCGTACCGCAACGTCATAACCAAGGAAACGTACTCGTTCAGCACTGTGTGTGATCTTTGTTTTCTCAGCACTCAACTCTAAATGGTACTGCGTTGATAGAAATTCTCTCAGAATCTCTTTAATTTCTTCACAGTCTTCTCTGCTTCCGCTGATTCCAATTAGAAAATCATCAGCATATCGGCAGTATACAAGCTTTTTATCGTCGGACATTCTTGCGGGCGTTTTCAATTTTTGATTGCACACCGCTTTATATTCCTTGATTGCAAGCTCACGTTCCTCACCTTTTACCCTGTCAATCTTCTTTTGAAGTGTCTGCCTTCTTTTCGCTAAATGAAGATATTCCGGTGTCTGGTGTCGTGTAGACTGCTTATCGAACTTTTCCTTGAGTTTCATGACTTTCCGGTCAAGCTCATGTAGGTATATATTTGCCAGAATAGGGGAAATGATTCCGCCCTGTGGTGTACCGGAGATTGTGGTATGATATTGAAAATCTTCCACATAACCTGCTTTCAGGAAAGCTCTGATAATATTGATAAATCTGCTGTCCTTGATTTTGACTTCTAACGTTTTAATAAGCACTGCGTGGTCTATATTGTCAAAGCAACCCTTGATGTCGCCTTCTATGAACCATTTTACAGAACGAAAATTTGTCTTTATCTGGTCGAGAGCTGTATGACAACTTCTCTCCGGTCTGAAACCATGTGACTGGTCATAAAATAACGGTTCATAGATTGCTTCCAGAAACATTCTAACCGCCTCTTGCAGAAGTTTATCTCGAAATGACGGAATACCCAGTGGGCGCATTTTTCCGTTCTGTTTCTTGATATATTCTCTGCGCACAGGCTTCGGTTTGTACTTTCCTGACCTCAATTCTTCAATCAGTTCATGCACATATTCAGCACTAAAACCGTCAGCAGTGTCGTTGTCACTTCCGGGAGTCATTGCTCCACTGTTTGCATATAATTTCTGGTAAGCTGCAAAATAAATGTCCTCTCTCAGAAGGTAGCGAAAGAGTCTTGTAAAGACTCCGTCGTGATGTTCCGAGGAACTTTTATTGACACGCTCCAAAATCTCCGATGTTGGATTCATGAGGATTCTCCTCCCTTTCATCTTCTTACTTTGGAATTAACAAACTGCTTCCCTTCGCCATGTAGTGGGCGTTATCCACCTCGGACTACTACGGAAGCTCCGTTGCCATATGGAATATTCAGTCTCGAATAGACATAGCCTTTCGGCATTTCCACTTAGGCAATCCCTGTTTAACGATGCTTATAGGCAAGTGATAACTGTCGGATATCATTTCGGTTTATCTCACGTGTTCTCACGCTTGCTTCATGACCTATAGCAGACACCATAACGAATTCAATATTATGGTGGGGTCATGAGAGTGGTTTCAGGATAATTTCCACACCCTCCCACGAAAAAGGAGCTAACCTTTGCTTTGGCAATCCAGCCTTATCCTTATGTTATCTTGTCATTGCAGGTACTACTCGCCTCATATCCTTTTGACGTTTCCTGCGTTTCTGCCGTGCTGTGTTCCCGTGTCCAGTTTCCTGTCATCGGTTAGGCAGATTGACAACCGCTCTGCTGTGCGGTGTAGAGCCTAATCTACTATAAACATCGCCTTTTACAGGCGCACAAACTCATCTGGAACAAGATAGCCGCCCTCTGCATCTGTGCCAATGTGCAAATCATCGTGGACATCGATCCAGTTGCGGTTTCTGATACTGTTCCAGAATGCTTTCTTGTAAGTGTCGCTCGCTGTACCTGTCTTTTCCGTTACGTCTGGTGTGGCAGGCTTGCCGAGAACAGGAGTGGAAGTTGCCTTATTCATTTCTGCCTCAATTTCAGCCTGTCTTTCCAGACGCTGAATTTCCTTGCCAAGATCGACAATGGTCTGTTCCATTGCATCGTAGGTTTTGGAATCTTCCTCACTGAGAACGCCGTTTGCGTTTCTCTTGCTGTCGAGAAAGTCACGTGCAGTGTCCCAAGTCTTCTTTCTCTTTTCTCTGAGTTCCTGAATTGTCATAGCCATAGTTAAAATCCTCCTTAGTATTTCAGTAATGCCAGTCTTTTTTCAAGCTGGTCAATGGGTGTACCTGTAACGAATTCTGCTGATGCAGATACTTTGGATAAGAATGCAGATAGATTCCTTGACTTTGAATAGGTCATTGCGGTCAGTGTATCTTCTTTTTCCTCTTCATCCGGTTCTTCCTCTTTAGGAACAACAGGCATTTTCTTTTCTGCAAAAAGAATCCCGTCCACAAATCCCATCTCATGAGCCTTTTTTGCATTGAGCCATGTTTCATCGGACATCAGTTTTGCGATCTTGCTTCGGCTGAGATGGGACTTGGTTTCGTAGGCGTTGATAATGCTCTCTTTTACCTCATCAAGCAAGATGATGGCTTTTTCCATATCAGATTTATTTCCCATAGCACAAGTGCTGGGGTCGTGAATCATCATTAGGGCAGTTGGTGCAATCAAAGTTTCATCGCCTGCCATTGCCACAACCGATGCGGCAGAGGCTGCAATGCCATCAATTTTCACAGTAACCTTGCCTTTGTGATTTTTCAGCATGGAATAAATCTGACTTGCAGCAAACACATCGCCGCCCGGCGAGTTCAGCCAAACTGTCAGATTTCCGCTGACTTTTGCGAGTTCATCACGAAACAAAGCAGGTGTCACTTCATCTCCCCACCAGGTATCTTCTGAAATGGGACCGTTAAACAAAAGCTCTGTTTCTGATGTATCTTCATTTTGGATAAAGTTCCAGAATTTCTTCATTTGGTTTTCTCCTCCTTTTCTGAATTTTGATTTGCAAATGCTCCTGCATCAGCGAGTTTTGTAAAGCTACCATTTACAAGATACAGGTTTCCACCTTCTTCCTCAGAAAGCATATTCATATCTTCAAGTTCTCGGATGTCATTTGCCGACATCCAGCCGTTTTGTCTTGCAGTAGCGTAGCCCTGCATTCTGGAAGCGTAATCGCCACGCAGAAGTCCGTCTACATTGAACTTCACGAAATACTGCCCTTTTTCAGAATCAGAAAGCAAGGCTTTCTGCAATGACTGCTCCCATCGGACAATCCAAGGATCGAGGCTATATTTCACGAAATCCAATGACAGATGTTCCACATTGGAAAATGTGGCATGGTCAAGGTCGCCAATCATATGAAGCGGCACTCTGTACATTCTTGCAATTTCTTCAATCTGAAACTTTCTGGTTTCCAGAAACTGTGCTTCATTGTTTGGAATTGCAATGGGGGTGAATTTCATGCCCTCCTCTAAAACTGCGACCTTGTGAGCATTTCTTCCGCCATAGGCTCTTTGCCAAGCATCACGCACACGCTCCGGATTTTTGATCACTCCGGGGTGTTCTAACACGCCACTTGGTGAAGCACCATTTCCGAAAAACGATGCCCCATATTCCTCGCAGGCAATAGAAATGCCGATTGCATTTTTTGCAAGTGCAATCGGCGAATATCCAACCAGACCATCAAATCCAAGTCCGGGAATATGCAGAACCTCATCAGCATAAAGAACGATGTCGCCCTGTTCTTTCAGATTGGGATTTGCCTCATCGTAACGGCTGTAAATGTATATCAGGCGGTTTTTCTCATCACGGTCAACCTTCATCTTATCTGGCATCAAGGGATACAGTCCCAAAACATCACCTCTGCCGTTTCGGATAATCTGTGCATAGGCATTGCCGTAGATAAGCAGATGGGACATTAAGGTTTCTCGGAATACGAAGGATGTCATTTCAGGATTCGGCTGATCGTGGAGCAAAAAGTAAAGCGGGTGCTGTGGCACTCGCTCTTTTCCCTTATCATTGTATTTGTACACATGAAGCGGCAGTTGTGCAATTGCTTCCGACAGTACACGCACACAGGCATACACTGCAATATGTTGTAATGCTGTTCTGTCGGTGACTCTTTTTCCTGCATTGCTTCTGCCGAAAAAGTATGTGTATGACGGGCTGTCGTAGCTGTTGGTAGGCTTATCTCTGGACTTGAATAGTTCGCTGAAAATTCCCATAAAAATCAATTCCTTTCAGAGGGTTGTTTTTTTGGTGTGGATGTGGTATACTTAAATATGAAATCGAGTAAATTTTTCGATTAAGTCATATAGCTTAGGAGTAAGATAAATGTGTTTTGAAGATGAATTCATGGATAAGCAGTCG